GGTCGTTGTCCGTCAGTACGAAGCCGAGTCCCGAATACCAATCCGGATGACGTTTGATGATTTCAACCGCCTGATCGTAGGTTGTCCAACTTTGCGGTTCGTTAACGTCCGCATGCGCTCCGGTCTTTGCAGAGTACGGAACCTTCGTAGGCTTGGCGCCGCCGTCTTGATCTTCGTAACGCCAAACGACCCATTGCGGATAAGTCCGCATTTCCAAAGGGATGCGGTCAAGCATTTGATGCAAGTTCTTTAACAGCTTTGATGAAGGCTTCGACGTTCAAAACGCCGGGGTTCGGAATGTCACCGGCAAGAAAGCGCCGGACCCATTCGCGAGAAACATTCATCTTGTTTGCTATGTCTCTAATTGTAAGCCGTTCGCCCTGTTCGGCATGGATTCGCTTCGCTACGTCGATAAGCGAAACGTTCGCATCGGTTGTCGTCATGTATGGGCGCACCTTGTAAGATGGCCGTTACTGTAACGCCAAAAATTATTGTTGACAAGGTGTATCCGCATGTTTAGCATGCATGCTCCATCAACAACCATATACGAAAGTATACAGCATGTCACAAAATCCCGCCGAAAGTCGCTTCGAATACCAAACCGAAGCGCAGCGCACGAAGTCACCGAAGTTCTATGGCGCACAAGTCGGATTGGCAATCTTTCGTCGCCGGTTGGACGCCGCAATCATCGCGTTGCAGGCATTGGACGAAATCAAGAAAGCACTTTTCTACGGCAAGTATGTTCCCGGCTTGACCGAACACGGCGTCATGACGAACTGCCTTGGTCTTGACCTTTCCGCCGTGCATCCTCTGCATCCGGACGCTGTAGACCTTGTGCATGGCATCATCGGCAAGGCGACCGAAGCCGGCGAAGGTCTAGAAGCCCTGTTCGCCGCGTTGCTCGAATCGAAGCCGCTTGATCGTGTCAACATCATTGAAGAAGTCGGCGACGGCTTTTGGTACGACGCAATCATCTTGACGGCGCTTCGTTCGACGTTCGATGAAGCGCAGCGAACCAACATCGCGAAGCTTCGCGCACGCTTTCCCGAAAAGTTCACGACGACCGCCGCAATCGACCGTGACATTTCGCACGAAAGACAAGTTTTGGAAGACAACGGCGGTAGATTTACCATTTGAAACACGTTATGATCGGCGCAGGCAATAACCGGCGCCCATCTTTCAAAGTCCGGAACCTTTGGAGTATTTCGAAATGAAGTTCTATCGTAGCATCGCCCTACTTGCCGCCGCTGCGCTTGTCGCAGTTGCAGCGCACGCAACACCGGGCGGCGAAGGCAACAACACCGGTTGCAACGGGCAAGGCAACCCGAACAGCCCTTGCCCCGGTACGCCGGGACCGGTCGGCCCGATGGGTCCGCAAGGCCCGCAAGGCGTGCAAGGTCCGAAGGGCGACACCGGAGCAACGGGCGCAACCGGTGCCACAGGCGCAGCCGGAACGAACGGCACGAACGGCGCCGCAGGACCGAAGGGCGATACGGGCGCAGCCGGTGCGAATGGCGCGACCGGAGCGGCAGGCAGGGACGGCACGAACGGCCAAGACGGCAAGGACGCAAAGACCGTGCAAGGACTCGACGGCAAGGACGGCGCGAAAGGTGAAAAGGGCGAATCGGCAAACGAATTCGCGACCGCTGCACAGTTGAACGCGCTTCGCAACGAAGCCGCAGCGATTGGCCGAAACGCTTACGCAGGCACAGCCGGCGCGATTGCAGCCGCAAGCATCCCACAGGCGCCGGAACCCGGAACGAAGATCATAGGCGCGGGCGCCGGCTACTTCCGCAACGAAGGCGCCTTGGCTGTGGGCATGTCATGGCGTAGCGACTCGGGCAAGGTGATTTCCAAGGCATCCGCCAGCATCGACACGCGCGGCGCGCTTGGCCTTGGCGTAGGTGTTGCATACGTTTGGAAATAGCGTATACTCGAAACAACCGTCGCAATCACGCGGCGGTTTCAAACCCGAAAGGACAACATGACTTCCGAAGAACAGAAAGCATACGACGCCGAGATTGAGCGTATTTCGATCAAGCACATGAACGGCGAAATCCTGACGGAAGCCGAACACGTTCTAGGGCGCGATTACCTTCTAATGAAATGGAAGGCTTCGCAAGAACTGTTGGAGCAAGCGAAGGCGGACGAAATCGTTTGGCGCAAGCGCGTTGTTGATTTCGCGTTTGACCCTGAAAAGAAGAAGGGAACCGAACGCATCGACCTTGGCGCCGGCTATCAACTGAAAGCCGTGAAGAAGATCAACTATGGTTGGATCAAGGGTCCGGACGGCAAGAAGGTTAACAAGGATGCCATCGAAACGGCGCTTGGAAAGATCGAAGAAACCGGCCCAGCCGGCGCACTGATCGCGGATCGCTTGGTTACTTGGAAGCCTGACCTTTCGTTGACCGAATACGAAAAGCTGCCGGCCGAACTGAAACCGATCATTGACGCCGTGATTGTGACGACCGAAGGTGCGCCGACTCTCGAAATCATCCCGCCGAAAACAACGGCTTAATTGCCGGCCGGCGTCGCAACGGCGCCGGTTTCTCCGGAGAATCCATGTTCCCTGTCAATTTCCCTGAAGCAAACGTGACGATGCAGGCGCCGCCCGATGCGCCCGAAGTCCTGTCGCTGCGCGTGTATCGCGACGAACACGGCTTCGTGTCCAAATGGCGCATGACTTGGCGCGAGCGCGTGCGCGCTGTCCTGTTCGGTTCGGTGTTTCTCTACACTGCCGGCCAGCATTTGCCGCCTGCGAACATCCAATGCAAGCGCCGCATTCAAGACACGAACGAACCGAAGTAATGCAAGCCAAAGACCTAAAGCCGCTTTCGCAATTGGCGCAACGCTTCGGCGTCAAAGCCATGATCTACGGTAAGCCGGGCACCGGTAAAACTCCGATGCTTCAAACGGCGCCGCGTCCGCTAGTTCTACTCAGTGAACCCGGTACACTGTCGGTTCGCAAGGTTACGAACGTTCCCGCATGGGAAGCGTACACACCTGAAAAGGTAGAGGAATTCTTCGAATGGTTCACGAAATCAGCCGAAGCAAAGAACTTCGATACGCTAGGATGGGACTCCGGTTCAGAAGCCGCTGAAATCGTTCTAGCGAAGGAACTTGCAAAACAGAAGGACGGACGCAAAGCTTACGGCGAAATGAGCAAAACCGTAATGCGTTGGTTCGATCAACTGTATTTCATGCCGCAAAAACACATTGTCTTGATTTGCAAGCAATTTGCAATGGAAGTCGGCAAGACGGTTACGCCGCAAAACGGCGCATTCGTTGTCGAAATGCAGTATCAGGCGGCGCCTTATTTTCCGGGCAACGCATTGAACGTTTCTGTTCCCCACAGGTACGATGAAATATTGCACGTTGCGGAAGTGAATATTCCCGGCGTCGGGCCTAAAATGGCGCTGCGCACGCGCGGGACTCCGGAAATCCTAGCGCGCGACCGTTCGGGCAATTTGAACGAAGTTGAACCGACAGACCTAACCGCATTATTTGCAAAGGCGATGCAATGAAGAAGCTTCATATTTCGACCGCCGTTGATCGCGCAACGCGTATCGAGAAACTTGCCGAAGCGTTGAACGCGGAAATTGTGCAAGCCGCTAAAATCGGAATGCAAGTTTCAATCGACGTTGATTCGATGCGCAGCATTGAAGACATTTTTGAAGTTCCGATCATTCGCGCCGCTTGCCGCGTTGACCCGAAAAGTCTTGACGTTTCCATTTCGGCTGTTGCGCCGCCGCAGTTCGACGGATCAATACGCGCGGAAGCGCAGCGCGCTTATATCCGCTCAGACAAAGAATAACGGGCCAATTCCGGCAAGCCTGTTCGAACAATTGCCGGGTTTCAGAAAACTTTAGCTAAAGGATAAGGCAACCATGCCCGCACTTCTTCAACCCTTCAATGCCCAAGGTATCGACCCGTCGCAAGGCGCCGGACAAATGCCGATCGGCAAACATCCGGTCATCATCGAAAGTTCCAGCATCGAAGCGACCGCAGCAAATGACGGCGGTTTTCTGCAATTGATGCTGAAGATCATCGACGGTCCGAATGTGGGCGGAACCGGCCCGTACCGGATCAATCTCTACAACAAATCGCCGAAGGCTGTTGAAATCGCCAATCGACAAATGGCGGCAATTTCGCACGTTACCGGCGTTTTCCTTGTGAACCAGTCGGAGCAACTGCACAATATCCCGTTCATTGTCGAAGTCGGCTATCAGAAGGGACAGGAACCCGGCGCCCCTGACTCCAAGGGTTACACCGAAATCAAGCGCGTTTTCGACCGTAACGGCGTCGAACCCGGCAAGCAAGGCCAAGCCGCTGCGCCTGCGCAACCGATGCAGCAACAACAGCCGCAACAGCAACCGCAGCAACAGCCACAGCAACAGCCTGCACAGGCTTGGGGCGCACCGGCACAGGGTCAGCCGCAGGGCCAACCGCCCGCACAGGCGCCCGCTGCCGCAGGATGGGGCCAACCCCAAGGCCAAGCGCCTGCGGCGGCGCCTGCGCCGGCATGGGGCGGCGGACAGCCCCAAGCGCAAGCGCCCGCACCGGCCCAAGGTTGGCAGCAACAGCCGCAAGGCCAAGCACCGGCCGGCGCTGCCCCATGGGGCGCCCGCTGATCGCTCGCGCGTGACTTGACCGAATGGGGCTTCAATGCCCCATTTTTTCGGAGTTTATTTATCGTGCCTGAAATCAAAGACGTATTGCCAATTCCGGAGCAATGCGACGTTTGCTGTAGTGGAAACATCGCCTATACGGACAATGATGTTATCTACGGCAAGAAATACGGAGATTGGCCGAAGTGCTATTTCTGTAACGACTGCCGCGCCGCTGTCGGTTGTCATACCGGAACAAACTTGCCGCTAGGTCGAATGGCGGATCGCAAAACGCGAGTATGGCGCAACCGCGCGCATACCGAATTCGACAAGATTTGGCGCGATGGTTTAATGTCGCGGACTCGCGCCTATCAATGGCTTGCGATTGAACTAAAAATTGATGAGTCGCAATGTCATATGTCTTGGCTTTCAATAGATCAACTGAAAGACGTAATCACGCTTTCAGCGAACTTCTATGTTAATTATTCGCGCATAATGGAGCGCAGGAAAGAAAAGCGGAATGCAAAACAAGCAAAACAGTCTGAGCGACGCAGCGAACGAAAGCCAAGCGACGCAAGCTATATCCGAAAGCGCAAGAGTCATTGACCTAAACGCGCCCGGCATTGCATCGCAAGTTTCCAAGCGCATCCTTGCCGATATCGACGCCTATTGCGTCAAAACCTACGATGACGGGCACCGCAAGCACCTTGGCGCGTCGCTGATCGGGCACGAATGCAAGCGTTACCTATGGTACGTGTTCCGCTGGTGCATGCATAAGAAGTTCGACGGTCGCATGCAACGGCTGTTCAATCGTGGGCATCGCGAAGAAGCGCGCTTTATCGAATGGCTAGAAGGTATCGGCTGCGAAGTGTATTCGCACGATGCGGACGGCAACCAATTTCGAGTTAACGCCTGTGGCGGGCACTTCGGCGGATCGCTAGACGCGATTATCAAACTGCCGGCGCATTACGGCATTCCCGGCTATGTTCTCGGCGAATTTAAGACGAACGGGACCGGCGCCGCGTTTACCGAATTAACAAAAAGCGGCATGGCGAAGAATAAGGCCATGCACTATGCGCAAACGTCAACGTATGGAAGTCGCAAAGAATACGGCTTCCAATGGTGCCTGTATCTGAACATCAATAAGAATGATGATTCCATTCATTGCGAAATAGTCAAGCTCGATTGGAACTTGGGCGAACAAATGGTAATGAAGGCGGAACAAATCATTATCGCGCAGGAACCGCCGCCGCGCCTGTCCAATAACGCAACCTTCAAAAGCTGCGCCTATTGCGATTTCAAGCCGATTTGTCACGAAGGCAAGCCGGTTGAACGCAATTGCCGTAGCTGCAAATCCGCATCGGCGCGCGATCTAAAGCAATGGTTTTGCGAAGTGCATAACGCCATCATTCCCGACGAAGTAATTTCGCAAGGATGCCCGCAACATCAATCGATTAACATCAATGCTTAATTTGCAAGATCGATGGTATCAGACCGAAGCCGAAACATCGATATTCGATTACTTCTATAGCGGCAAGGTCGGAAACCCAATTGTTGCGATGCCCACAGGCACCGGCAAAAGCATTGTCATTGCCAAGTTCGTGCGGAGCATCTTTCAGCGTTGGCCCGGTCAACGAATCATGATGCTGACGCACGTTAAGAAGCTTATCGAGCAAAACGCATCGAAGCTAATGGACGTTTGGCCGACTGCACCGCTTGGCATCTATTCGGCCGGCTTGAATTCGCGCGATATGATTTTGCCAATCGTGTTTGGCGGCGTACAATCGGTCGCGAAGGCGATACAGCGCGGCGTCAAAGAAACGATGATTCCGATTCAACATCAACATTTCGGCTATCGAGATTTGCTGTTGATCGACGAATGCCATTTGCTGTCGCCGCAAGAAGACACGCAATATCAATACGTTATTTCCGAGCTTCGGAAGATCAATCCGAACCTTAAAATTATAGGCTTCACTGCGACTAAATATCGACTGAAGCAAGGTGAATTGACGGATGAAGGTTTGTTTACGGATGTTTGCTACGATATAACCGGAGTCGAATCGTTCAACCGGCTGATTGCGGAAGGCTACATTGCGCCGCTATTTCCCAAGCGCACGCAAACAACTATCGACCTTTCCGGCGTCGGTCTTGCCGCAGGCGACTTCAATAACAAGCAATTAGAAAACGCCGTTGATAAGGATGAAATCACTTACAGCGCCGTTCGTGAAATGTGCGAATACGGGCATGATCGCAAAGCATGGCTTG